AGCTTTGCCAGCGTATTCAAGCAATGGAACTTTATCTTCTTCATCAAAGATTATTCGTTCTTGAACATCTGAAAGCCGCTTACCTTCTGACTTTAATTGTTTTAGCTTTGAAAAATCAAACTCTTTTTTAACAAGCTCTTCTTCTTGTTTATTAAATTCTTCATCTGCAATATCAAGAAGCGATCCTTGATCTTGCTTTTCTTTAGGTTTATTTATTTTTGCAAACTCTTCATCTGCAATATCAAGAAGACTTGGTTCATTTTCCATTTTTATTTAGCTTGTAGCAATTGCGTTTTTTTAGAATAGTATTGATTAATTAATTCTTTGGAAGCGGGATCATTTGCTTGTGACTTTGGAATAGTTTTCATTCTTGCCGCAAGAGCTTCAATTTCTTTTGTAAGTTGTGCTTTATCTAAAGGTATATCAAATTGCTTAATTACATAGTCTGGATTAATTCCAGCATCTGATGCCATTTGTGTAAATCTTGGAATAATTTCTTTATTTGCTTTCTCAAGTGCCATTCTTGTTAACTCCATAGTTAACTTTCTCATTTTTTCACGATCTTCTGGTGGCAGTTTTGATCCTTTTCTAAAACTTTCTGCAATAAATTTAGGATCATATTTATTAAATAATGCAGTAGCAGATTGAAGTAATGCAACGTCACCTTCTCGGACAGCAACTCCGGGATCAATCAATCGTTGAAATGCATTGATTGCAGTAATATCTGAAAATCCATTTTCTTCTTTCAATGAAGTAAAAATAGTATCTTTTGAATCTCTAAATGTTATTGCTTTTGAATACAATGGATCTTGCCTCAAATTATCTTGCATTGATAAAATCATTCCAACTTGCTCTTTGTTTAGTTTTGGAGTAGTTCCCGGAGCAACATACTTTTCATCAAACTCTGGTTGCTCAACAAAAAATACACGCCTTCCTAACTTTTCATCATAAAATGGAGTTATTTTAGCATCCTTGTAGTTAGGAAGTAATTTTTTAATTTTTGTAACTGCTTGTCTTGCATCAATTGAACTTTCATATGGAAGATCAGTTAATTCCCCAACAACTTCATCAACATTTTGTTGAGGCTGTTGTTCAGCAATGCCTCCAGTTGCTTGCTGAATCATTTGAGTTCTGCTTTCCTCAAGTTTTGCAAGTTGATCTGGTGTTGGTTTAAATGAAGTCGGTTGTGGAGTAACAGGAATTGCTTTTCTAATATCTGGAGTTACAGAAGTAGATGGAACTGGAGGAATTGAAATTCCTTCTGTAGATGCTTGCATATAAGCAAGAGGTGGATTTGTTACAGCATCAATCTGTTCTTGTGGAATTACAAATTCCGTTGGAGCAGTCGCAATGGCAGAAGGAATTGGAAATGAAGAATCAGCAAGAACACCGACTTTTTTAAGTTTACTTAAATCTGGTGCTGGAATATCTATGTCTTCTGAAGAACCAAAAAGTGGAGTTGTGAAATCAATTTCTTGCTTGCCATCTCGACTTGGAATAGACGCTTTTGGAAGTGGTTCTGTATCGACGCTATTTATTTGTTCTTTAGTTAATGATCCAGCGGGTCTTGTTTTAACTGGAACCTTATCTCCACCACGCTCTTTAGTTAAATTTTGTAAATTTTCAAGCCTTGCTTTCTCGTAAGCTATTTCTTCCGGGGTTTTTTCTGCTTTAACTTTAGCAAGAATAAGATCCCGCGTAAATTTAAGAGCTTCATCATCCTTCTTTTTTATCTCTTCTTGTTTCTCTTTAAAAGCAGCAAAGACAGGCTCAACTAATCCTTGGAATCCTTTTGCAGTACCCTGACTAACTAACTCTTGCTGCGCCGATGGAACCTCATATTTCGGCATGGGAGTAAACTGCACGGATACTCCAACATCCAGAGGTTTTAACGCAGAAAGAGGACTTGCTCCAAGGTTTGCTACCTGTGGAGTAAACGAATAGCCACCAGTGGGTAGTGCCATAAGGTTATACCCCGCCGAATGTTAGTCCAGTTGCGGAAGGAGTTGCAAATTGATTTGTTCGTTGGGTCGTACCTCCAACGCCCTGATTAGCCATGCCAGCAGTTGTCATAGCTGGGTTGACCATCGTTGGGTTTGGAATATTCGCGCCAGTAGAAGGTAGAATTCCAGATGCCGCACCGAGGTTAGCCAATGCGTTTTGACGAGCAGCGTTAACATCATAACCAGCCCCAGTTGCTGCCGCTCCTGCGCTTTGTGCCGCCCTCTCGCTTCGCTGACGTGCAGCAGCATCCTCTGCCGCTTTCAAGGCATTCATGCCACTAATGCTTTGTTGCGCCCTTTGCGATCCTTCACGCGCAAGCATGGATGCCTGCTGGTTTTGAGCTTCAATCATTGCGTTGCGTTGCGACAGATCGGTTTCGCGGCGAGCGCGAGCAGCCTCTTCTTTATTTTGACGCATTTGCTCCAACAGAACTGGTGTGTTGTCTGGTGGTGGTTTTGGTGTAGGCATTGATCCTCCGCCCATAATATTACTCCTTAATTTTAATGTTAATTGTTAGGTTGTTGGTTAGTGAAATACATTTAATATTTCAAATTGTCAATTTCTTTCTCGCCTCTTTGCAAAGATCGGAACCGGGTTGGAATTTCCTGCAAGAATTTGGTCTACTAGGATATACCATGCAGCATACCTTTTCCCCAACTTTTCCATCCAAAGCAATGCATCGAGAGTCAATGGTCTTCATTAACGGGTAGTCTTGCCTTTGCATTTCTTGCGGGATACCAGTTGCATCAGATCGATCTCGTCGCAAGACAGGCCAAGACCATTTGAAACAACAACAAGCACCGCATTTTTCGCAGTCGTATTCATCGTCCATTATACCAATCTACCACCAAAAGTATTACGATCACCACCAAACTTATTTCCATAAGCACCAATAGCAGATGTTGCAACTGACTGAAACGCATTAGCCAATCCCTGTGATACTTTTTCTTCGCCAGTTTCTGGAGTGCTATACCCCCCCATTGAAGAAAAACTCAAACTGCCACTGCCATCTCCACTGCCTCGTTGCATTGCAGACCATGCGGAAGCGGAATCAGATTGCGATTTTGCCGCACGATCATAGGGTGAAGCAGCTTGTCCAGCCTTACCCATTACTCCAGCAAGCAAGTCTTTCATATATTGGTTTTGCTGTTGTTTTTGCTCTGGAGAAGTTGTGTCTGGTTTGAAATCTGGACGTGCTTGTGCGCCTGTTCCAAGTTGTCCAGAGAAGAAGTTTTGCATTGTATCTCCAGTTCTTCCAAGTGCGTTTGATGCACTTCCAGCAATTCCTCCAAATTGACTATTAGGAACTTGCGTTGCTCCTGCTCCAGTTGTGTTTGCTGCGTTTGATCCACCCATAATATTATTCTCCGTTGTTCCAATTTACTGGTTTAAATCCCAAATCAGGGATTACGATATCTTCGTAAGGCGCAAGATGGGATATGTTTGTAATTTTTGCTTTTAGCTTTGGACAATCGACGTGTGGGCCTTGGTGGCGATCCACGCAATTAAGACAAACGGGATAAAAGTCAGCATTAAGTGATTTATCTGGATTATTCATCCATCCGTTCTTGCCTTTTACATATCGAGTTGGATCTGGCTGGACATTGTTTGACTCAAGATACTCGTAAACATCCTCGTCAGTCCAATCTTTTAGAAGATAAAGTGAAGCTGGATTCCCATCAACATGACGAATATCTTGCGACAATGGAACATGACCTTTAATCAGATCAGTATCTGTAAATTTAGTTCCAATCCAAACTGCATTCCACGGGAAGTTAAATGTTCCAGTTGGACGCATTAAGAAATCATCCACGCCACACATAAATGGTTCGTTTGCTTTGGGACGTTCTGTTCCTAGTGACAATACCACGGAGTTTTTGCCCCATTGAAAGTAATGTAGAAGATCAAATCGAACCTCTCCAGTCTCTACATCAGGCCCATCTGATAGGGTATGTTTAAATGCAGGATACTCATACATGGTGAGTTGCCAGTCCTTAATCAACTTATCAGAATATGCATACCTTTCACGAAATTTAGGTTGCCGAAATTGAACTACTGGAAGGTCAATTCCGCATTTAAATTTTATAAAGTGAAGAAGGACAGTTGAATCCTTTCCACCAGACCAAAAAATGACCGAATTAGACCATTGTTTATTCCAACGAACCGCTTTATCGATTGTTTTATGTATTAGGTTTTTCATTAAATAATAATTGCTGCACCAAGTGCTGCACCACCAACCGCACCTCCAGCACTCAACCATGATCCAGTTGCGGCATTTTTGCTTTGCGCGTTTTGCGCCATGATTTGGTTCATCATGTTATTGTAATTTTGGGTGTCTTGCACATTTGCGGAATGTGCAGATTGGATATTACCCATTGATCGGTTAATTGCGTCCTGCGCCGTTTGACCAAGACCTTGCGCTCCAGATAAAACTCCGCGTTGCCAATCTTGCAGACCTTGGAGATTTTGCGCCTTTGCTGCCTGTTGTCCAGCAACCAACGCACCGGGGTCAATGCCTCCCTGCATTTGCGTTGCGTCAAGATACTTTTGACGCAGTGCCATATCCTCAAGAGCAATCTGCCTACCTTGAGCCGTGGATTGATCAAACATAGCAGACCTGCCAATGGTGGATCCCATGTCAAGTCCAGTTCCCATCATTTGTGCAAGACCCTTTGTTTTTGCCCATTGACCCAATTTTTGTTGCCAGCTTTCTGGGGAGGTTAGATTCTGAACAGTCTCACTCATCCCTGCTCGCATCTTTGCTAGAGTTGGATCCACAGACTCTTCAAATTGCCTTGCGCGATTTGCGTTTTCAATACCTAATTCAAAAGCCTGTTGAGATACTTGTGTTGGATCAAATGTTTGTTCAATTGGCTTTAATTGAGTTGCCATTTCCAAGAACCTGCCTTGAGAAGCAAGACCACCATACATTCCCTTGTTAGCTTCTGATGCCATCATCATGTTAAGTTCAGGACTAGGCTTTTGAATTTGAGGAGTATATGTTTGTCCGCCCATAAGTTTAATTAAGTTAAAGAGTAAACCTCTCTTTTAAGAGGAGTCAACCCTAATTTTTTGATTATTTCGTTTGTAAAATTAGGTCTTTCATCTGCTAATGGAACACCAATGAAACCCGGAGAGTTTGATAATTGAGAGTGCGCTCTCCAATCATTCATCACTTGCATAACATCTTGCGGTCTGGTATGTTTAGGATGAAATGCTGGATATACTGTTGGGATATACACATGGTCAGAATATCCAAACAAAATACCATCTCGGTAGTGAGCATAAACATTAATATTAGAATGCTCTATGATTTTGTGATCAAACTCTTCTGCAAAATCAACAAGTTCCAAGAACTCGTTAGTCCCTGCATGAAGAAGTTTATATTCAATTTTTGGCCTCATATTTATTAATTAAAGCCAACCAGAATATCGTCTGGATTGGCTATTGTTTGTGTATAGTTGGCAAATTTTTCGGCTTGCGCCTTCAGAATATTGCTTCTGGTAGAATTACTGCCACAAATTGCACACGGCAAGCAATTGTTTTGACCAGTCGTAAATGGAATTGACGAGTAGATCGGAACAATCGGATCATCTCCAAAAGGCGAAATAAACTTATTTGGAAAGTTTGTGACTTCTTTTGTTGCTGTAATAATAGACGGCATTTTAGCAGGGATTCTGTGCCTTGAATTGTTGTGCAGCGGCAGTTGCGGACTGAAGCGCAAGCACTCCAGCCTCCTCCTGCGCGTGTTCAAAGCTAATGTAGGACAAAAATGTAGCCGATGCAGTAGCGGAAATTGACTTCAACGGGTCTGCATCACAAATTAATGTAACAGTCTTAAATACTTTTGCGCTATATGAATTGTCATTTGCCGATTGTTGCTCGTATGGGTTCGGCAACAAATCAATCGACAATGTTTCACCAGTTTGTGCAACAACGCAAGATTGCGTCTCGTCTCCTTGCGGCACTCCTGTGGATTTTTCCTGCCAAGGATCCATGAAGAGTCGAACGATTTCTACTCCGAATTCACCGCACCATTCAATTAACAAAGAAAACGCTTTGTCTACATCGTCGGTGAGATACGATTCGCAAGTTGAAACAAGCGAGTTGCGTTGCGCCGATTCAGTAGTCAACCTCCGATATTGCGAATTAAGAAACCCTAGATTCTTAATTTCTGCTTCGTATGGTGTATTCTCCCATTGGTAGTCAGCAGTAACCGCCAAGATGCGTTTCTCTAGGATTGGGTTATATGACCCCTTGCTGCCCCTGTAGGACACTTTTAGGTCAACTGTGCCACCAATCTGTGTCGATTCAATTTCGGCATATACGAACTTCTTGAGATCCATTTCGTCTCCTAGCAATGGAGTTTCAAACTGCGAGTAAATCCGATTGTAGAGTGTGGTCGTAGTTTTATCTGGGTTGATCTGAAGATAAGAATCAACTCGTTCTGGCTGGAATGACTCCCAAAGATGATTAAACGAGCCATCGTTTGTTGCTGCGTAATCAACACTAAAATGAAAGCACCGAGATTGCCCATCAATAATGCCTGTAGTCCATTCAACAGGTCGAGTGCCTGTCCATACGCCTGACCATGCAGGGAACCTGCTCTCTCCGCTACCCCATTCTGAAGCAGAAGCATAATCCAACACCATTGTGTCAGAGTTAAGAGTCTGAAGGTAAGGGATTGAATAAAGCAAATAGTTTTCAAATCCAGTCGCGCAAATCTTGGTTGGGTCTGCCGCCATCAATCGCTTTGCCCTAGCCATTTCTATGTCCTTGTACAAGACTTGCGAGGACAAGTATGCTGTCGCAGCAATATCTCCAGTCATTAAACCGCCTTGCGCGTACCACCACATTTGTCCAGCTTGGAAGGCAATTGATTTTCCTGCAACGCAACCCACAGTTGGGTAAAGCGTGGATTGAAAGTTTTCAGTAGTTACCCATAGATCACGATCAAGGACTCCTGATTTCAACTGGAATGTAGACCTGTCTGTAAATACAATTAATCGGATTGATGTATCTTGACCAACATAACTTGCCATCGCAGTAACAGGACGAGAAAAACTAAAATCTCCACGCGAAGTTCCTGTTGTGCGCTCTTGAAATGATGTTGGATCACCCAAGTCTGAAGCAAGAACGATATTTTTGTCAGCAATCCACATTCTGTTTCCAGAAAATGCCATCCAATATCCTACTGGAATTGTAGATACTTGAGTGCCTGCTTTGTCAGATCCATCCCAATATGCAGGATAAGAAATACCATCTTGGATCATCACAATCCTGTGTGCTGGAGTAGCAAATTCATCAGTTCCAGTTGTTAAATTTGCAGTTCGAGTTGCCAAGGCGAAGACGAACTGATCCACATCTGGACTCATTGAAATGTTTTTAAGACGATAATCTTCCCAGTTGCTTGGTTGAGTAAGAGGGAATGGGGAATAGTATACTTTCCCGTTTACCGCAAAAACCATGTAAGACAACTCGCTTGCGATAACACCATTGCCGTCCACATCGAATATTTTTGCTGGAGTTGTTGTAATAACTCCATCTCGATCTTGCGTGATCGATGCTTCTTTTTGTTTATTAGAAGAAAACAACACTCCACCTTGAAAATTACCAGCAGGAAGAGAGAGTTGCATTTTATGCCCCGGTCTGGTTTGCACGATACCACCACGGACATTAACATTTACTCCCCACTTGCATTGGTTCTCTGGCAATGACCACGGGTTTCGCCCGGAATTAACACCTTGAACCCACCCAGTTGAGACTTTTTTTAGTCTTCCTGCTGTAATGTTTTCGCTTTTCATTACTAAAACATTACTGGATCAGTTCCATCACCATAGGTTTCATTATTTATCTGCGGTGGAACAAATGCGTGACCATCTTGATGTTCTTGCTGGTTTTTTAGATATGCCAAAGCAAATCCCCAATAACGTAGTGATTGTTCTGCGAAGTCCTTATCTTCCAAGTCGCAAGCGTGAACCCCGCAAATAATTGCGCGTGTATGCTCAATTGGGATGAAGTCGTACTTGCTAGTAATAACTGGAGGTTTCAACCTATACGCAATTCTTGCCCAAGCACATGGTTTTCCAATACGAATACGTCGATATTGCGGGTTAACCTCTGTGGGGTGGTATTGACCAATCAATGTCAAATCATTGCTGCGTCCGTAGTCCATAGCGTACAAGCTCACAAACCCGTCTGTGAGGGGTTTTTGAATGTTAGCAACACTCTTAACTAGGATTGGATCCTCAATGGCATCAACGAAAAACTTGCTGTCTACGGACAATCCACTTGTATAAAATGAAACCCTGCCAGTTGTGCTAGATAGGTTTTGAGATTGTGCTTTGGTAGCATAAAGTTCAAACTCATTGTTATCAATGCGACGAATGAAGTATGTTGTTCCCGCAACCAACCCGTTCGGAAGCACATCTCCAGAGCTTCCCCTTACAGTCACGGACTGACCTGTTGTATACAGAGAAGCGTCAGCAATGATGCTGGTAGATGGAGAAACATTGAATGTGCGTTGAATATCAAGCGACAATTGACCTGTGCCGGGGGTTGTTATCGGAACAAGAACTGATCCAGAATACACATTAACACTATCTCCAATCACTTTAACTTGGTAGTCCGTTCCAGCAACCAATGGAGATGGCAGGACTCCGCTCGTTGAAAACTTCACTGTCTCATTTTCTTGTAAGAACTGCACGTTGGATGGTTGAATTAAGTTATTGTAAGGTAACGGAGAAACAGAGAAGCGTTTTGCGTAATAAGATTGACCAGTTCCAAATGACACAACGCTAATTAAACCTGTTGTCCCACCAGCAATCGCATTTGCAGGAGATGTATATGCTCTAGCAACCGATGTGGACGATACGTTCAAGTATGCAGGAGTTGCTCCATTATCAATTGCAGGACTTGTTGTAGGCAACAAATAATCGGTTCCCCAATAAATGGTTTCTGGAGTTGTTAGGTTTGTGAAATCACCTAACCATTTATTTGTAAATGCAACGCCAAAAACGCGAGAAAGAACAACATAGAAAGTTCCAGTTGGAGCAGATGTAATGTTTATCTTGCTAAAATCTGCATTCTTTACAGTAAACACTCCAGTTGATGGATTCAATGGGGTTTCTGCTCGATAAGATGTTCCAGAAATCAATGGGGACGGAAGTGTTCCTGTGGATGAAAACTGAACAAATACTCCTGTTGACGGAGTAATCGATACTGTTGGAGGACTTGTATATCCAGTACCGCTAGTAACAACATTCAATGAAGTTACAACTCCAGCAGAAATATTTGCCGTTGCAGTTGCGCCAGATCCACCGCCTCCAGTTATTTCTACTTGAGGGGGGTTCACATATCCAGAACCACCAGAAATTTGATTAAATCCAACAACAAAGGATGTTTGAATTGTTGCGTTTGCAACCGCTTGAGTTCCAGTTTTAAGTTTAACTTTTAGAGTTCCAGTTGCTGGAGATGAAAATGCCTCAATTGTTCCAGTCGCAGGAGTTGCTAGAGAAGATGAAACTGTATAAGTAAAAGTTGTTCCAGATGCAGTTAGCAATGTTTTATTCCCATTATAACCATTTGGATTAGCACCGCTAATATAAATTACTTGTCCTGCTGTAAATCCATGCGGAGCAGTTGTTGTTGCTGTTGCGATTGTTCCAGACCTAACTAAACCAGTTGGCCCAGATACAATAGAAACAACTTGTCCAATTTCTGTAACTAATTGAATAGTAAATGAAGTAGAGCTTAATACTGTTACAACAAAGTCTCCGTTGTATGCAGCTTGATCTGCTCCAGATATTGTCACAGTGTCACCCGTTCTATAGTTATGCGTTCCAGACGTATTTACAGTAACAATAATCCCATTTGTAACCATTGATGAAATGTTAATTAATGGAGAAATTGGAGGAGGGGAAATTGTTACAGAAGGTGCAGTGGTGTATCCGAAACCGGGGTTATCGATCACAATCGAAGATAACTGGTAGGTAATTGAATTGCGAATAGCGTATCCAGTTGCTGTGCTAGTAGAAATTGTGCTTCCAACTGGTGGTGCTGGAGGAGGAGAAAAGGTGACTGTGGGATCAGCAGTGTATCCTGACCCTTGATTGGACAAGTTGACAGAGACAACGCTGCCCACAACGATTGGGGTGAAGTTCGCTCCAGCACCAGTTGGAGCGGCAATGGAAAGACCCGGCGCAGTAATCTGACTTGTCTCTCCAGCAACAGCAGATGCTGGGATTAATTTAACTAGCGAAATAGTGCCAACTCCAGACGAGGTTAATTTAATTGGACTAACAAAGTTTGTTGGAGAAGATGCAATGGCGTCAGCCTGTGTAGTGTGAATCGATACAGACTTGCTATCAACAATGTTTACAAAGTAGTTTTGATTTGCAATCAATGGTTGCGGAAGCGTTCCACCAGACGTGAAAACTTGAACTTGGTCGCCTTGAGTTAGCAAATGATCCACGCTAAAGGTCAACTTTGTCTCTGGTACGATTTCTTTACGGATATCAACGTTGATTGGGTTTATGGATCCAGTCGTGTGAACCTGATTTACATTTGCTTGAGCGTCAGAAATCGAACCAAAGATTTGCAGGTGCGTTGCGTCCAGTAGATTTCCAAAGTATGTAACGCCAGAACGTATTCCAATAGGCAATGTCTGACCAGATGGAAATGTAAGTGGATTTGCTGTTGTTATTTCGATAGTAGGAGCAGACGCAAACTGAAGTGCAGTAACAACGAATGAAGTCCTTGAATCAAGGAATTTCAGTGGACCTGCTCCTACTATACTTTGGAGGGAAAGTGGATAATTACCTGCCTGTGCGTTTAGAGAATCGTTGTAAATTTGGATTGTTAGAGCATCCAATACGCCAATGTAGTATGTCTGACCATTTGAAAGTGGAACTGGAATAGTTCCAGAAATCGCAGTAACTTCCATTCCTTGACCCGAATCAAGAGTATGTGGGGTTGCAGACGCAAACTTGCTAATCGGGCTTATAGCAACCTCACGGGTGCGAATAGTGGCATCGTCAGGAGCAATCGTTCCATAAGCGAAATCAGATTGCGAATGTATTGGAATGAGAAGACCATCAACTCCAGTTCCATCTTTTAATTGACTACGCAAATCTCGATTGTTGGAATCTGTTCCAGTAACGCGAATGATCTTGCCTACATCATTTTCGCTTTCAGCAATTGCTACCAATTGCGAAGGCTGAATGATTTGCATGAGGGTGGCTACATATCCACGATCATCCCATGCCCACTCAACAGTGTTGAATTTGCCGCCTTTATTGACATGGTATTGGAAAAGACGATTGCGGAAGTAGACTGGAGAACCATCTACATTGACCGCAAGGGGAACGTCTATTCCACGGGGAAGAGCGATAGTACAACCATCCCAACCAGTGCAAACATCAACGTCAGCAGTAGATTGCATCCAATGCCCAGACTCCATGAGGGTCTGAACTGCTTGCGTGATTTTGCGGTAAACCCTTTTTTCGTCAGTAGTTCCTAAAATCTCCGCGCATTCTTCAAAGATTTGATCGACAAACATGACGATAAATTAGCGCATGGAACCTTCAGATGCAATAGAATTCAGAAAATCTTCTTCACTAGCCATTGCCGCATTTTCCGCAGCGGGAACATTACCTGCAAGCGATTCAGTCATGGCTTTTTGTCCTTCCACGTCAGCGGCAAGAGCATCAATCACACCAGCAAGTTGCATGGCAATGCTATGCAGTTCGTCAAACTTCGATTTAGCGACAGAAATAGTGACTGCACCTTCATCTGCCATTGGCGAAGGAATTCCGCTCATGTCTTCAGGAAGATTCATTCCCATTTCGGGTTCGGGCATTGCTGCCTCTGTTGGTTGTTTTGCCATAAATTAATCTTCCTCTTCTTCACCGCCGATTTCAATCTCGATTTTAGTTGTTGGTTTCTTTTCAGACTCTGCTTCTTCTAGCCCAGAATCAATAGCTTCCTCATCATCCATCTCATCTTCCATTTCCATTTCAGAGGATCCATTGGATTTAATTCCGCAGATGCACAACTCAACACAATGACGCTTTTCTGTCTTGCCGTCACGCATTGTAGTCTCATTCTTCTCCATTGTCTTTTTGAAGTAGATGGTAGCGGTTCCTTCTTTTGGAAGGTTTTTAAGCCCCTCTGCATTCTCAAAATAAAGGGATGGATAATGGTATTCGCTTTTAGGCATTGCCATTTCTGACATTGACATTTGCTTTACCTCCTCGCCAAGATCCGTAAACCCGGATGGCAAGTCGTATTTTTCTTTAGCGTATGGCATAGTTATTTAGCTTTCAATGCTGCAACTTCAGCGGAAAGTTCTTGAATTGCTTTGAGCATTGGAGCAATCAGTTCTTCGTAACCGATAGAAAGAACGTCATCCCCACCTTTTACAGAGTGATCTTGGAATCCACCGAAATCAATTCCTTTAGCGTCAAGAACTGCTTTTACTTCTTGAGCAATCAAGCCATGATGGAATCGGCTACGTTTCTTGGAACCATCGTGAGTGATGTTAGAAAGTTTCACGTCTTCAAGCCACTTGTCTTTTGCTACCTTATATGCAGCCTTTTCCGCTTCTGTAGCATCTTGCTCTGGGGCTTTAGGCGCTTTAGCGCGATAATCTTCACGCATATCCCATTTAAAATCAACAGGACGAAGTGCGTTTACAAACTCAAGTCCAAGCGTTGTGTCTTTGACATCAGCTTTATCACGGATGTCAGAACGACTTTGAACTGTTCCGTATACATAAGTTGTTGTTGCGGAATCGCCAAGTTGAACCTGATTAGAGCCAGTTACTTCAGCATTGTATCCAAGACCAGTTGCGTTTCCGTAATTAGTGCCAATACTTAATGCACTATAACCAAGTGCTGTGTTTTCATCTCCAGTTATATTATTATATAACGCAGCATAACCGACTGCCACATTTGAAAACCCACTTGTGTTGGAGAGGAGTGCAGTACTGCCAATGGCAGTGTTTTCATTCCCTGTTGTATTAGAAACCAGCGAGTTATAACCAACTGCTGTGCAATTATCTGCGATTGTGTTGTCTCGGAGTGCGTTTAAACCACTGGCTGTGTTTTGGACTCCAGCTGTGTTTACTTGAAGTGCGTTTAAACCACTTGCCGTGTTGGCATATCCAGTTGTGTTTGCTGCTAGTGCGTTTACACCACTTGCCGTGTTGTTATATCCAGTTGTGTTTGCTTGAAGTGCGTTTGTACCGCTGGCCGTGTTGTAGTCTCCAGTTGTGTTTGCTTTAAGCGCGTTTGTACCAACTGCAATGTTTTGAATGCCAGTTGTATTTGCTTGAAGTGCGCTTGCACCAACAGCTGTGTTTGATGCACCAGTTGTGTTGACATTGAGTGAGCTTGCTCCGACTGCGGTATTTGCAGTTCCAGTTGTGTTTGAGGTTAATGCT